GCCAAATTTAAATTGTCGCAATTTAACATCTACGCATGAATATGTTTCTCTCAATGGGGTTGTTAAACAAACTGTCACCCAACAAGGCAATTCTAAATCTAGTGTCTTTTGCTTACAAGAACTTTCTGACTCAACTGGTGGTTTTAAATCAATGACTGCTTTTCCTGGTTTAGCTAATAATCCTTCTGTAAACACATTAATAAGTTATTTTGTAAATTCTAATAAAACATTTAATAATATCACTTATGCTAATACATTGTTTGTTAAAAAATTACAAGACACGACTTCCACTCAAGCTTCTGGTCCAATTTGTTTCGGTGCTATTGTTGGTAACTTACCTTTAGGTATTACTGTTGGTGATTATAAATTACCCATAAGATTTACCTTAAGATTGTTAATTGAAAGATCTAAAGACGGTAGTGCTGATCAACCTTTTGGTTTGTTTAATGATCGAGAATGGAATTTTAATTGTTATACGAATAGTGTAGATCATCGTATATATGTTAGGCAAACTGGTTACGGAACTTATGTTATTTTAGGTGTTTGTTTTACTGGTCCTGAGTTAGGTAATAATGGTTTTGTGTGTAATGCAGTCAAATTTATTGGTTCCGGCGATTCTATTTCTAATTATTCTGATTTGCCTAATACTGTTCAAGACAATAGACAGTCAAATTTAGTATTTGGACCAACATCACCTCCTCTTTACACTTATGAGAATTTGTTTAGTAATCCAAATCTCATCGCTGAATATGAAATGGTCACCAAAAAATATCGTGATGAATTGGATTCAAAAAGTAATTATTCACATATAGTTGCTTATTCCACTCTTGATGCTGCTCAAACTCGTAAATGTATTGAAGAAGGTAATTTTTCGAATTTTGATTTAATTGATAATAATTTTAAAACTTCTGCTTTTGATGCTCGCTTTATTTCTGAGTTGAACAATAATCAACGTTTAAATTTTATTGCTTTATATTATGCTTTTAAGAAAGGTGTCAATATAGTAGGAAAAGTAGTTAAATTTGTCGAGGGTGCTTTAACATTCGTTGAACAATTTTTACCAGCAGATACTGATCCAGGTTTGAG